CAGTGGGTGCGCCGGGGTCTTGGGGATTGGCGGGCGCCCCGACGGCGCCCTCGGAAAAGTCGACCTCCAGCACCACCAGGTCGGCGGCGCTGGCGTCGGCGTCGGAAAACTCAGGGCCGCGCAGGCCTTTGATGGCCGGGGGCTGTGCGCCCAGAAAGCCGATGTGGCGCAGGTAGTAGGTGCCTGGCTTGGGGTTGCGCGGGTGCTGGGGGGCGTAGAAAGCGGCGCTCACTTTTTTGTAAGCACCGGCTTGCACCAGCTCGTTGAATTCGGTGTTCACCTGGTGCGGCACGGCAACCAGGTCGTTGCCCTCGGCGCGCACCGATTGCACCCAGCCATAAGCCGGGCCGTCGTTGGTGGGGTGGCCTACCACCAGCGGGGCTTCGCTGAGCGCGGGGTCGTAGGCCGCCGCGCTGGCCTGCAGATCGGCGGCGGTGATGGTGACCTGCTGGCCCGACGCGGTGGTGTGGGTGCCGGCCTTGAACGTGTGGATTTGTCGCATGCCCGGCATGGTGCCGGCGCGCGCGCGGGCCGTAATTGGCCCGAGGGCAGAAGCTGCGGGGCGCTAAGCGCTGCCAAGCGGCCTAGATCGCGTCATGACATGCCTTGCCAGTCAAGCCCAAGGCGATGGGGCGGCAGCACCCGAAAAACGCTCAGAGGCCCGATTTTTCGAAGCGCTCAAAACGCGTCGTTGAGCCAGTCGGTCAGCAGCTCGTTGATGGCGCGTTCGTCGGCGCCCGACAGCTCGCCGTTTTCGGGGTCGGCAAACAGCAGGCCACGGCGCGGCATGCGCCGGGTGCCGAACTCGTGATAGGCGGCATAGGGCACACCAAAGCCCACGCGCACGCTGCTGCGGTCGGCTCGCCAGTTGAGGCTGCTCACCATGTCGCCGCTGCGCTCCAGCACCTTGCCGCGCCCATCGCTTGGGTACTGGGCCTCGTAGCCCTTTGACCATGCGGCCCAGAAGCGCCCGACCGGATCGCGCCGGGTCTCAAAGCGGTTGGCGATGCGGCTCTCCAGCTCGGCGCCGATGGACTCCATCACCGGGCGCAGGTTGCCCATGCGGCGCTCCAGCTCGCGCAGGTTGTTGTCAAACGCGGCCTGGTCGACTTGCACCTCAATCATGGCTTGCGCTCCTGGTCGCGCTTGAGCTGGGCGCGCAGCGCGCCGGCCACGTCGCTGGGCAGGGCGCGGCCTTTGTCGGCCACCACGCGCTGCAGGGCGCGGTCGCGCGCCTGGCCAGGGTTGTAGCCAAAGCCGGGGTCGATGCCGGCGGGCACCTGGCGCACTTCGCCCGTGGCTTTGTCCAGCCAGTCGCGCATCACCACCTCGGGCCGCTCCTTCTTCATGGGCGCGCCGGTGGGCGTGGTGCCGCGCTCGTAATCGCGGCGGTTGACTTGCACCACACGGCAGCGGCAGCGCCAGCCGTTGGGCGGCATGTGGCTGGCCCAAAAGCTGTCGTCGCTGGGCAGGGTCACACCGTCCCAGCTGCGGTGCGCGGGGCGCACCTTGTCGTCGCGCTGGGTCACGTAGCGCAAATAGGGGTGGGTGCGGCGCGTGGCTTCGATGCGTTCCCACTGCCCGGCGGCGTAGGCCATGCGGGTGTTGGTGTCGTAGATCAGCTTGAGGCGGGCGGCGTTGAAGGTGGTGCGCACGATCTCGCCGCTGGCGGGGTCGGTGGCCTCGCTGGTGCCCCACCAGCCGGCGCGCTGCAGCGCGGTGCGGGCGTCGCGCAGATAGTCGGTGCGGCTGAGGTCGCCGCCCACGCTGTCGATGATGAGCTGGCGAATCAGCGCCAACAGGTCGGCGCTGGCCAGGCGCGACACGGTGAACTGGCGCGTGTGCTCGTCTTGCCACAGCTCGGCCCAGTTGTACGTGACGCGCAGCAGGTCGCGCTCTTGCAGGTAGCGCAGCGCGCCCTCGGGTGTCAGGGCAAAGAGGGCGGCAAAGGCCTGGGCGGCGGTGGCCATGGGCTCAGTCCTCAGCGGTGGGGATGGCGGCGCCCGCTGCCAGGCGCGCGGTGAGCGCCAGCTTGGTCAGGGCGTTGGCCATGGCGGTGGGGTCCATGTCGGACAGCACAGCGGGCAGGCGCTGCAGCAGCTCGCTGGCGGGCCAGCCTTCGCGGGCGGCTTGGTCAATGAGCTGTTGCACCGGGTCAACCAGCGGGTCGAGTGCGGTTTGCCATTGGCTCAGCTCGGCGTCCACCACGTCGTCAATGGCGTCGCGTGGGGCGGCGGGCTCGGCAAATTCGGGCGCGGTGCCACCTGGTGGGGCGGCTGCGGCCGGGGCGCCTGGTGGGGCGGCTGCACCTGGTGCGGGCTCAGTGGACAGGTCGCCATCTTGCAGGCCGTACACGCGCTGGTAATACGCGGGCGAGAAGCGCGCGCCCGACCGGGCCAGCGCCTCGTCGCGCTTGGCCTGGGTTTCGCTGACCTCTTCTTCCTCAAACAGCTCAAACACCGGGGCGGGGGCGTCCTCGCCCATGTTGACGTCCACCACCCAGCGCAGCAGCTGGTTGATGGCGCCCTCCACCAGGTGGGCGTCGGCGTCGCGCAGGTCTTTGGCTACCTCCAGCCCGGCAATGGCGCTGGCGTGGGTGCTGCTGGCTTCGGTGCTTTGGTTTTGGCCCAGCAGGGCAATGGATACCTCAGAGCGGCAAAACATCAGCAGCTCGCGAAACGCGCCGGCCGCGTCGCCCTTAGCGCCGGATTCCATGATCTCTACGCTGGCGTCGTCGGGGATCACGGCCACCGCGTCGCGCACCATGGCTTCGAGCTGGTCCAGCATGTCGCCGGCCTCTTTCAGTCCGGCGCTGCGCGGTTGCTTGCCCACCACCCAGGGGGTGCCAAACTTCTCGGCGAACGTCACCCAGAACTTGAGGCCGCCGCGCTTGAACGTGGTGGGCCAAAAGCACATGCTGAGGTCCGCGAAGCCGTAGGGGTTGACGTAGCTGGCGTCTTGGCGGGCCAGCAAGAACTTGCGCGGGTGCAGCTCTTCGCCCTGGAAGGGCGCGCTGCGGCTGCGAAAGCGCAGCTCGCCTGCGGTGCCGAACACAAACCATTCTTGCGGCTTGCCCACCACGGCGCCGGGCACCACGTAGCGGCCGTCGTTGGCCCACATCACCTCCAGCGGCTGGTAGCCAAACAGCGGCGCGGCCATGATCTCGGCAATGAGCGCGTGCAGGTCCAGCCCGGCCAGGGCGTCTTGGCACAGGCGCAGCGCGGTGGCGCTGGCGGCCTGGGCGCGGCCAATGCTTTGGTTGGTGGGCTTGGCCACCACGCGGCGCTCCATGGCGGCCACGGCGCCTTTGCGGCGGCGCACGGTGCCGCCCACGTGCGCGTCGCTGAGCAGGTCGCGGTACACGCCCTCGGCCTTGCCCAGGCGGCGCAGCACCGGGTCGGGGTTGGGCAGGTACATGCCCAGCGCCGTAAAGTCTGGGCTGCGGTCGCGGCTGGCCACGTGGGTGGTCAGGCCGGCCTTTTTGCTGGGCTCAGCAAATTGGTGCAGCGTGCCGTCGGGTAGGTAGATGCCTTTGGTCATTGTGTAAACACCTTGCGTCAGTAGTAAGAGCCCAGCGCCGTGCGCAGGCCGGTGCGGCTGGGCCGGCTGGCGACGTGCACGGGGCCGGCGTTCATTTCGCGGCTGGCGTAATAGGCCAGGGCCAGGGCAATGGCCGCGTCGCCGTGGCGTTTGCCGCCGTCCTTGTCGGTGGTGCGCTTCTCGGGCACACGCGGCACGCCCTTGACCAGCTGCACCGCGCGCAGGTCGTTGAGCACGTCCTCGGTCTGCGGCACGCCTTCGATGTTGCCGTCCTCAAAAGCGGCTTTGAGCGGGGGCATGTGCTCGCGGTACCAGCCCTCGGTGGGCATCACCTGGGTGATGCGCGTGGCGCCGTATTTCTGCATGGCGCGCTCGGCCAGGTATTGCCCGTTGCCCCGTGCGTCAAAGGCGCCGCCGCGAAAGTTGGGCAGACGGTCCAGCAGGTAGTAGGCGACCTGCTCTTGCTGCTGAAACGGCACGTTGCGCAGCTCCAGCAAAAACGGCACACGCCGCACCAGGCTCTGGGTCTGAATCAACGGGGCGTGCACCGACAGGTCGCCGCTGCGCGCAAAGTCCTGCCCGTCAAAGCTCACCGACTCAGGCGGCAGCGCTGCAAGGTGCGGCGCCAATTGGGCCTCCAGCCAGTCGCGGCAATCGGCGGTGCGGATGTGGTCGGACAGCAGATCAAAGCCCTGCGGGCAGGTCCAGTTGAGCACCGGGCTGTCTTTGCTCATGCGGCTTTCGATCAGCGCGCGGCTCAGCCAAGCGCCCGATCCGTTGGCGGGCACACAGTCCAGCTCTTCCTCTGCGCCTGCGCCATAAAAGGCGTAGACGCCCGCCACCCATGCGTCCTGCTCGGCTTGTGTCCATGGCTTGCCCAGGCGCATGCACACGCGCTGGTACAGGCCATCGGCCACCGCCTGCTGGAAGTCCACCCGGTGCACGCTGCCTTTGCGCCGGCCGGCGCGAATGTCGGTCACCAGCTCGTTGAACGGGTTGGTGTCGCCGTTGTGCGTGCTGATGACGTGCACCTGGCCGCCCCAGATCAGCATGGCCAGCGCGGCCTTGAGCAGCTCGGCGAGCTGCTCGTGGAACGCGGCCTCGTCAATGACGATGATGCCCTGGCGCCCTCGCAGGTTGCTGGGCCGGCTGCTCAGCGCCACCACCCGAAAGCCGCTGGGAAAGTTGATCGTGTAGG